TGCGTGGAACAGCGGCATAGCCTTTAAAGTAGAAAAAAGGGCGACCCCATCCGTTATTCATTTAGCTAATTTCACCGCCATAACCCCCGGTTCAAACACACATACAGTAAGTGTTAGCACAATGCAGTACTCTACTACATGGGGGGCGTGTTTAACCCATACAGCGACTGGGAGCGCGGGTAGCAACCAATGTTGGTTGTACTTCGAATCCAGTAACAACATTGCCTTTGATGCGGAGTTATAACGATGAATGAAATAAACATTGAATCGGCGGTTTACTCCGTAGACTTTGAAGGCAACAACTGCTCCATCAACGCAACCATTGACGGTATCCGGGTGTCAGTACCTCTTGACCCAGCCAACCGTCACTACGCCGAAATCTCGCGTCAGGTTGAAGCGGGTGAATTAACTATACAGGAAGCTGATTAATGGCATACATAGGATCAGAGCCAAATTATGGAACGGTAGCTTCCCAGCGCTTTACGGGCGATGGGTCAACGACCTCGTTTGGCCTGACCCAGACTGTTCCAGACGGTGAGTCAATCATAGTCACTATCGGCAACGTGGTTCAAGAACCGGGGGCCTCGGCTGCATATACGGCATCCGGCAACACCCTAGCCTTTAGCGCCGCACCGGCTAACGGTGATGTGATTATGGTGCGCTACCTTGGGCGTTCTATTGACACGCCATCTAGCTACACCAACGTCATCCGGTTTAAGTATGTGGCTACAGCCAGCCAGACAGTCTTTACTGGTGCGGACATTAACAGCGCCATTCTGGCGTTTAGCGGCCCTGTTGTAGATGTGTTTTTAAACGGTGTGCATCTGGACGAAACAGACTATACTATCAGCAACGGCGACACGGTTACTTTAGCCACTGGCGCTACACTGAATGACGAGATTGTAATTATAGCCTACCGCGCCCAGACCTTTGCGGATGTGGTGGCAGCGTCAACTGGGGGAACTTTTGCTGGCGGCATAACCGCGCCGAACTTCCAGACGACAGTAACGAAGGTACATACGGCTGTGTTCCGCACCAACAACCAGACGGTTACGCAGAACACGACAATTGCCACGGCAGAAAATGCGCTGGCTATTGGCCCACTGACCATAGACCCATCAGCCACAATCACGGTTGACGGCAACTTAACAATACTGTGAGGCATAGATGGCTTCTATATTAAATGTAGACCAAATCAATAATGCGGCGGGTACGTCTGCTGTCACGATTGACGCAAGCACAGGCAAGCCATCGTTTCCGAATGGTGCGACACTGCCAGCGGGTAGTGTGGTTCAGATGCAAAATTCTTTTGGAGACACCACAATCGCTATTGCTAATAGTGGTACTGGCAGAATTTATGCCGACCTTTTAACAATTTCATACACCCCAATATCCTCTTCAAATAAAATTGTTTTACTTGGAACCAGCGGGTTTACCTCTAATAGTTCCGAAACAGTGAGGGGTGCTTTTGGTATTATTTTTGAAGTTAATGGCATTAACCACGGTTTTGGCGCTTACCCGTGGTATGATGGCGCTCTTGTATATCCGGCATACCCGCCAGATACAACAATTTCAAAAACCGTAGAGGTTCCTACTGGAAGCTCTTTTGATATAAAGCTCAAAGGGTATTCATATAACGAATTAGTAGACACTATGACTCCGAGATTCTTTACATACTCATTGACCGTTATGGAGATTGCACAATGAGTACGCTCTATGTCGATACCATTAACGAGAAGACCAGCGGCAACGGTGTGCAGATTCCGGGTCATGTGGTTCAGGTTCAATATCGCGCTGTACCAAACAATGGATTTACTACTACTAGTAGTTCTATGACAGATGTAACCGATTGGTATGTAGATATAACGCCAAAATTCTCCAACAGTATCTTAGTTTGGCAAACTACAATTACCCTACTATTAGACAATGCTAATGCCTATGGCAGATTTAGGATTGTAGATTCAAATAATGGCGACACACAATGGAGCAGTAACAACTATATGGGTAGTTCTTCATATAACCAGCCTGTAAATACAATGCTTGACTATCCATTTCTTCACGCGAACACAGCCGGGACAACAAGTTCAATGCGACTACAATTTCAAGTGCAAGTAAACTCTGGGGGAACACTAAACAACGCTTGGTCAAGTTCGGATAATAGAATAGTTATGGTAACGGAGATCGCTCAATGACCTCGATATTGAAAGTCTCCGAGATCCAAGACCCAACGAACAGCAACACCGCGCTGACGATTAACAGCAGCGGTATCGTTACGCCAAAAGTGCCTGTTTTGTCAATTGGGGCGTGGTCGGGTACACAAAGCATTTCTAGTGGTGTTTGGACAGGAATTGATTGGTCTACACACGCAACTGTCCAAGCGGACAACACCAGCACTTGGGACAGTGCAAACGAAAGATGGCAACCAAATGTTGCGGGCTACTATTTTTGCACTTTAATCACTGCATCTGGGTCGGGAACTATACGCGCAGTGGGTGCAAGATTAACAAAGAATGGAAGCGTATATGCTGAAAACGTCATTTGGCTTGCGAGTGAATCTTATGGCGATGACCTTACCTGCACTACCCAAGCGTTAATCCCTATGAACGGAACCACTGATTATCTGGGTGCAGAAGCGTACATTTATGACAGCGTTGCAGGTAGTGATAATCTGCTTTCATACACGCGCCATGACTGCTTTTTAGTCAGCGCACTTTAATAGGAGTAAAAACAAAATGGCATCAATATCAGAGGCTCTGACCGAACTAGGCATCACCGAATGGGTGTTGCGTGGTGAGCCAACAAATGAAGCAGAATTCAACGAGATGTTCCGTAAAGTCACCGGAGCAGACGCTAATGGTTCAGCAATCGAAAGCAGCAACGTAGCTGACTGGGGATGTAGCTGGGCAACCGTCAACGCAAAGCTAACCGAGCTTAATGCAGCGGAGCCTTTGAAGCTGTTGCGCGCCGAGCGTGACCGCTTGATTGCGGCTACCGACTGGTGGGCATCGTCTGACCTTACAATGAGCGCCGAGCGTACAGCATACCGTCAGGCACTGCGTGACATCACTGACAGCTACACCTCACTTGACGATGTTGTGTGGCCTACAAAGCCGGAGTAAGTAAATGAGCCGTGCAAGAGACCTAGCCGATTTAGGTGGTAGCGCAGATGCTGGTGGCCTGACAGGACGCAACCTCATCATCAACGGTGCGATGCAGGTGGCACAGCGGGGGACGAGTGTTACTGGCTATACTGATGGGTCAGGTCAAACTTATGTTGCTGACAGGTGGAAAATTCAGGAATATGGCGCTCCGGCTGCTCAATATACAATCACACAAAATGACATTGCTTCGGAAAATATACCCTTTAGCAAGTCATTAAAATTTGCTTGCACTGCTACAGAAACATCCAGTTCTTATCTTTTTAGAACAAGATATGATATTGAGGGTCAAGATTGTCAAATCCTTCAATATGGAACATCTGATGCGAAAGATGTAACGCTTTCTTTTTGGGTAAAATCTAACCTAACAGGCGTTATTAGTGGTTTTCTTTATAATTATGCCAATAATAAGATTATTGGGTGGGAGGCTAGTATAACTTCAGCGGATACTTGGGAGCGTAAGACTGTAACAATTCCCCCCGATTCAAATACTGTATTTGATGATAATACTACCGGACTTAGTATGGCTTTTACATTTTCTTCTGATTCAAGTTGGAGCAGTTCTTGGAGTACCACTTCTTGGCAAACCTACGCAAATACTAATCATACTTCTCCAAGTAATATTAATCTCGGAAGTTCGACAAGCAACTATCTTGAGTTGACAGGCATCCAGCTAGAAGTAGGCGACACAGCCACGCCGTTTGAACACCGCAGCTATGGCAATGAGTTGGCTAGGTGTCAGAGGTATTACTGGGCGGCACAAAAACTAAACCAAGTTGATGGCAATATTGGTGGTATCGCTATGGCTTATGGTGCTAATAGTGTATATTGGCCTATAATATTTCCAACAACAATGAGGACAACACCTTCAGTAGCTTCTGGAGGGACGTGGAGAACCCGGCAAAACAACTTGTACACGTTTACTGCGGCCTTTGGCTATCAACAATCGGGTATAAGTGGTGTAATCCTATCACAAGGTGCAACAGGCAACGCTGCCGCTTCTGTGTTTTGGGTAGAGCCAAATGATGGTACTGCCTTCCTGAATTTTGATGCGGAGTTATAGAAATGGATAACACGACAATAACAAACGCACAGTATTACAATAACTCTGATGGTAACATTTCCAGCATCAAAGCCACCATTGACGGCACAGAGATGTTTATTCCCATTGACCAAACCAACCGCCACTACGCAGAAATCATGCGTCAGGTGGAAGCTGGCGAGTTGACCATAGCGGATGCTGACTGATGTTTGGTGAGTTGACGCTATCGGAAAGGGCTATTGCAGACCACAGCATTTTAACGCTGGGTTCAGCCACCTCTGACGCCAACTTTACATTAAATCAGACCGGCACATATATCGGTATTACTAGCGCCGAAATGAACGCCATTGCTAGTAAGGCATCAATTGCTGTTGGCATATTAGTTGGTATTATAGATGCCACACTTGAGTTCACTCAAAGCAGTGAAGCCACTCGTTTTGCTACCGGTATATCAGGGCAGGTGTTTAGCACTTTGCAAACCAGTGAGGGGCTACGGTTTGCCACAGGCATCTCAGAGCAGGACGCAGCGTTTATCCAAAGCAGCGCTGCAAGCAGCACCCTTAGTGGTATATCAGAGCAAGAAGCAGCGTTTATTGTATCGGCTCTTGGCGGGGCAATCACAAACAACCCCGCATCACTGGAAGCTGTATTCATACAGACAACAAATGGGATAGCGGTTCGAGGCGGTATATCAGAGCAAGACTCTTCGTTCACGCAAGCAACTCTTGCCTCTAGGGTTTTTGAAGCAGACCCGCTGCAAATCAGCGGTGTATTCATACAAACAACTGATGGTCGTCTCTATTGGGACATCTGGACAGGATCTCCGTCAACATCACCACAAGAGTCTTGGGTTCAAATAAACCCAACAGGTGGAACGTGGACAGAGATCAACGCTGGTGGTATAGTAGACATCTGGACACAAAAGGTGGTGTAAATGCCTAGTACATATACAAACAACTCTGGTATTGAAAAACCCGGCTCTGGTGAGCAGGCGGGTACTTGGGGTGCAACCTCAAACAATAACTTTGATATCATTGACCGCGCCCTAAATGGAGTGGGAACGATTACTCTTGCCGGTACTTCGCATACTCTCACCACGACAGACGGTACTTTAAGTGACGGGCAGTATAAAGTTCTTGTGCTTGGTGGTACGCCGTCAGGCACAAACACAATTACAATCAGTCCGAATGACCAAGATAAAATTTATTTTGTTCAAAACAACTCCGGGCAGGCGGCTGTATTTACTCAAGGCTCTGGTACTACTGTTACTGTTCCTGACGGTGATGCTAAGATTATTTACGCAGATGGTGCGGGTGCGGGTGCTAGTGTAAAAGCGATTTCTGACTCACTGTCGGTTTTAGGTGACATAAACGCAAACACGCTTAAAATTAACAACGTCACTGTCACCGCCACTGCCGCAGAGCTTAATACGCTTGACGGCATAACCGCAACAACAGCGGAGCTAAACCATACAGACGGTGTTACCAGCAACATTCAAACGCAGTTAAACGCAAAACAAAGCACCATAACTGGCGGCGCAACCACCATTACAGGTTCTAACCTAGCAACTAGTAGAGCGTTGGTTTCTGATATTAATGGTAAGGTGGCAGCTAGTAGCATTATCACAGAAACAGAACTAAACTATCTTAATGGTGTTACCAGCAATATCCAGTCGCAGTTTAACGGTATTAGCACCGAACTTGTGAACGATACCTCTCCACAACTTGGAGGCAACCTAGCCGGCAATGGGTTCAATATATCACTAACAAACAGTAACTATATACAACTTGGTAATTGGTATGTGTATATGGACGGTAGTGGCAATTTAATTTTTCAATATTCTGGCAGCACAGTAGCTAAAATAGCTACTAATGGCGCCATTACTTCCGAGAACGATGTTACAGCATTTGGTTCAGTCTAATGGCGATACCGGCTTCTGGAACCTTATCATTTTCTGACTTGCAGACAGAGTTTACTGGTGTGAACCCTATTTCTTTGAGTGAGTATTATAAAAGTGGTGGTAACGGATACGTTCCTACCACTGTTTCAGAAGCCGTAACCGCTAGCAATCTTGGTGGCAGCAATTCTCCTAACTATAGATACCCGGCCATCAGCGGCTACGACCCACAGATAAACACTTTTGGTCGGCTTTACACGCAGGCTTTGTGGGGCGATAACGGTAGTACCATTACTATGGACAGAAACTTCACTGTCAACAAGACCGGAACTTACCAGTATTATGTTGGTTATTACATACAAGGTAGCGGAACAGCCAATATTACTATGTACGCAAACGGTAGCGTTGTTCGATCACATAGCCTAGCTGTGGGGTATAACACCACCACTTCAGCCGTTAACACACTTTCTCTGAGTGCTGGGCAGGTCATACGGTTTACTGGAAGTGCCCCATCTTCTGGTTGGGCAGTGATCTATGTTTATGTAGGCGGAAGTTCGTACAACAACGCGGCTGTGGATACAGCCGTTAACTCAAGCATCCCTACATCTGGCGCTCTTAGCTTGTCTGACTATTATGGCGGGAGAAAAACATAATGCCATTAACAAAGCTACAATTTAGACCCGGCGTCAACAGAGAATACACCTCGTATTCAAACGAGGGCGGCTGGTTTGATGGGGACAAAATCAGATTTCATCTTGGCTACCCGGAAAAAATTGGCGGCTGGCAGAAGTATAGTGACAATGCTTTTATTGGCACTGCTAGGCGGCTCCATAACTGGGTGGCGATAGACGGTTCCAACTTTATGGGTGTTGGCACTACAGTTAAATACTATATCGAAGAGGGCCAAGCTTTCTTTGACATTACCCCTATCCGCAATACCACTGCGGCTGGTGCTGTAACTTTTTCTGCCACCAATGGATCAACAACAATCACCGTAACAGACATAGCTCACGGCGCTGTGGCTGGTGACTTTGTTACTTTTAGCGGCGCTGTTAGTCTGGGCGGTTCAATCTCTGCCGTTGTTCTTAACGCTGAGTATCAGATAGACACTATTATTGATAGCAATCAATACACAATAACAGTTGTTATTCCAGCAAATGCTTCCGATACAGGTAATGGTGGCGCGAGTGTTGTTGGCAGCTATCAAATTAATACAGGTCTAAACACTACTGTGGGTGGCACAGGTTGGGGCGCAGGTCTCTATGGCGGGCGTACTCTTGGTGGCTTGCAAACGATCGTAAATGAGGGCGGCACATTCTCCGCAGTAGACACCACGCTTACGGTTCTTAACGCAAGCCCGTTTCCGTCCACTGGTACAATTTTGATTAACCGAGAGTTAATGACATATTCTGGAAAGTCTGGGAATGACTTGACCGGCCTGACAAGAGGTGTAAACGGAACATCCGCTGTCAGTCACGCAAACGCATCAACCGTGTTTCTGGCTATTGGAAACTCTGACCCCAACCTAGATTTTACTGGATGGGGTTCCTCTGCTGCTGGTGGTATCATACCGGTATCGGAGCTTCGTCTTTGGTCGCATGATAATTTTGGTGAAGACCTGATTATTAACCCGCGTGATGGCGGCATTTATTACTGGGACAAAACCAACAGTCTGGCTTCAAGGGCTGTAGAAATTGGAACTTTAGGTGGAGCTTCCAACACGCCGATCATTGCAAAGCAGGTTTTGGTTTCTGATTTGGATAGACATGTTATAGCCTTTGGCTGTAATGCACAGGGCAGCACAGATCAAGATAACTTGCTGATCCGTTTTTCTGATCAAGAATCAATCACCGATTGGACGGCAACTGCGACCAACACAGCGGGTGACTTGCGCCTCGGCTCTGGGTCTACGTTTGTTCAGGCAGTAGAAACAAAACGTGAGGTTCTGGTTTGGACCGATAAATCACTTCACTCACTGCGTTTTATTGGACCTCCATTTACATTTGGCTTGCAACAGCTTGCTTCAAACATCACAATTATAGGGCCAAAAGCCGCCGTGGCTACAGAAGACTTTGTGTTCTGGATGGGTATTGATAACTTCTATGTCTATGCCGGTCAAACAACTCAGTTGCCTTGCACAGTTAGAGATCATGTTTTTGCAGACTTTAACAAAGAGCAGTCAGAAAAAGTTGTGTCTGGTGTAAACTCACAGTGGGGCGAGGTGATTTGGTTCTACCCGTCATTAAACTCGGACGAGAATGACAGATATGTAATTTACAACTACTTAGAAAAGCTGTGGTATTATGGAACAATGAGTAGAAGCGCGTGGCTTGATCGTGGTATTCGTCAATACCCTATCGCGGCAGGTGGAAATTATCTTTACAACCACGAGATTGGACAAGATGACGATGGCGCGGCTATGGAGTCTTACATTGAGTCCAGTCAGATTGACGTTGGCGATGGGGAGCGGTTTACGTTTCTTAGCAGGCTTATACCTGACATCAAGTTCGAGGGTTCAACAGCAATTAACCCGGCGGTAGACTTCACTGTTAAGACAAGAAACTACCCCGGCGGGAATTACCTGCAAACAGATACAAAGACATCAACTAGAACAACAACGGCGCCGGTTGAACAGTTTACAGAAAACCTAAACATTCGCGTTCGTGGTAGGTCTTTCGCGTTTCGCGTTGATTCTGGTGAGACTGGTGTGCGCTGGAAGCTTGGAACACCTCGTGTAGATCTTCGTCAAGACGGGAGGCGCTAATGTCATCTCGTGCGCTACCGCCGCCAAGACTCCCCGAAGCTCCACAAGAATACACTAGGGCTTATATGGAGGATTTAATAAGAGCTTTGGATAGCTATATTCAACAAGAACGTAATCCGGGCGACATGAGGGGGACAACCCTTACCTTAACGCAACTACCTACAAGTGCCGCTGGACTTGAGACAGGAGCACTGTATAATAATGCTGGTACAGTAAAGATTGTGACATAATATGGCTATTTTTGGTGATCTCGGAAAAGCATTAGGACTCGGCAGCGCTGAAGATATTTTTGGCGAAGGCGACCTCCTACCTATTTTGGCTACGGCGGCTGGGTTTTATTTTGCTCCCGCAATGGGTTTGTCGGCTGCTGCCGGCGCTGCCGGTGGCGCTGGCCTTGGTAGTTTAGCCGCAGGTAAGTCTGTGAACGATGCTTTAAAAAATGCTGCAATGGCGTATGGCGTTGGATCTTTCATGTCTCCTTCAATGACACAAGGCTTACAAATGGGTGGCGGCGCTGGATCTCCACCTAGCTACCTACAAAACCAAATTTACGGAGGCGCGGGTCAAGTACCTACTCAGGTAGCGGGGGATTTGAGCGAAGGCATGGTGACAGGTGGTGGGTCTAACGCTGGATCTAGCGGCGGCTTGCTTGACTTTATGGGTGAAAATCCGCTTTTAACCGCTTCTTTAGCTTCTTCAGGGCTAAGTCTTTTAGCAGGGCAACCGGATGATCCCGGCAGGCCACAACGCCCATATGCTGACGTAACTGGATTTGATATTAATGTTGTAGACCCAGAAACAGGGGAAGTTCTTAATCTCAAAGACCCGGATGATGCACAACGCTATCGTGAGGCAATGACTGAAGAGCGTCAGAACCTTTATAGCAATGATATGTACCAACGTATCCCCGGTTATGCACATGGTGGTGCAATGGTTGATCACCCCGATGCACATGGAGCTATGTACCAACACAAAAAAATGGGGTATGATGTAGCTGTAAGAGGCGAAGTTGATGGACCGGGAACCGGGACATCCGATTCTGTCCCTGCCCGTTTATCCGACGGTGAGTTCGTACTAACGGCGCAAGCAGTTCGCGGCGCTGGTGGTGGAGACAGGGATGTCGGAGCCGCCCGGTTATATGATATGATGGCGGAATTGGAGGCCACAGCGTAATGCCTACACAAACACAAGAAATCACCCAGCGTCTTCCCGCGTTTCAGGAAGAGTATTTACAGAATATTTTTGAGTCTACTCAAAATTTATTCAAGCCTGTGTCTGAAGGTGGGCAGGGTCTTACAATGCCCTATGCTCCGGGTACGGTTGTTGATCTTAGCCAAGGGCAGCAGCAGGCAATTAATGCAGCTATGCAGGGCGTTGGCTCCTACCAGCCATACTTGCAGCAGGGCGAGCAAGCAATGGGGATTGGTCTTGGCGCAGTTGGTACTGGTCTTGGCGCAGTTAGTACCGGTGTTGACACTATGGGCACTGGGCTTAGTACGGTTCAGCATGGCACCGGCAGTGTACAACAGGGTATAACACAAGCAGATATAGCCGCTCAAATGCTCGGCGGGGCAACTTATAGCCCGACTGATTATCAGGCATTCATGGATCCATACATGGATGACGTCATTCAACAACAATATAAAGACATTGCACGGCAAGGACAGATTCAAGAACAGAACTTAGGGGCGCAGGCCGTTGGTTCAGGAGCCTTTGGCGGCGCACGGCAGGGCGTAGCGCAGGCAGAAATTGGCCGCAATGTCATGGAACAGCAGGCACGAACTGGGTCACAGCTTCGCTCCGCTGGATTTGCACAGGCGCAGCAAGCAGCACAACAAGCAGCACAACAAAAGCTTCAGCAAGCGGGGCAGGCCGGCACATTGGCTGGTCAATATGGTGCGCTCGGCGGTCAGATCGGCGCGCTTGGTTCACAGATCGGTCAGATCGGCGCAGCTACCGGGCAACTCGGTGCCACCGCAGGCGCACTTGGCGGGCAGGCAGGTCAGATAGGACA